TGTCTAATTGAGATAATAATACTCTACCTTCAGTACCACCGTCAGATAATAATATCTTATCGCCTACTGCTAATGTAGCACTTTCTAAATCTGTTGCGTTGTCAATATTAACAATCGCCTCAACAGCGCCAAATTCTATTGCGTTACCAGCACCGTTTACTTTTAATACCTGTCCTGCAGAACCTATAGATAAAGAAGCCCCTAAACCACCATGTGTTAAAGGTATAAATTCACCTGATTGATATTCTGCTAATCCAGTTACATTTGATCCTGTAAAGGTTGCTCGTACTGGCGTTTTAGTTGTCATCTATTATATCTCCGATAACTCAGGCATATGTCCTGGTCTTACTGTTGTTACTGCTGTACCACTTGCATTTGTAAATGGCAGATAATATGATTGTAATACAACGTGATCTAAAAAACCATTAATAGTCGTCATATCTTTATTGTTGACCATAGATATTGCTGTGACAGAAGCGTCTGTTTTGATAAAAGGAACTGTTTTAACAACGTTATGTTGATGTTCATTTACCCAAGCAGTACCGTTGTATATAAGATATTGTGAAGTTACTGAATTAGAAAGTGTTACATCTGTTAAAGATGTTAATGTACCTGTACCAGCACCACCTATTTCTTTGATAGTACCACTATCATTGATATAAAATTTCTGTGCTGAAGTATCAATCGCAACCTCACGTGAAGCAATATCACTAGTAGAGGGTGTACTTGTACCTGTTTTTAACTTAATAACTGTCGCCATTATATCTCTCTATTATATAACGATTAGTAAGTTCCGCCGTCAATGTCGCCGTATGTTATATTACTACCGTTTGATTGTAAAATTTTACCACTTGCACCAATTGATAATTTAGCAAGAGTGTTTGATCCACTTGCATGTAAAATATCACCAGTAGTGTAAGATGATTGTCCTGTACCACCATATACTTCATCAATTACTGTACCTTGCCAAGTACCAGTTGCAATTGTTCCTAAAGTAGTGATTGATGTTTGTCCAGGATATGTTGATTTAATTTGTAACTCGTCTGATACAACAGCAATTGTAGTATCATCTACAGCAACATTTATTGTATTACCTGATTTAGTTAAAGCTGCACCAGCAGATATTTGACCAGCACCAGAGAATTGTTCAACTGTTATGTCAGTTGTTCCTAATGTCGGAGTACCGTTGTGTGTAAATACATAACCATTGTCAGCATTTGCAGTACCAGCTTCTACGAATACGAAAGCACCACCAGTTATTTCAATCGCTGCGTCAGCGTCTGGTGTTCTTGTTAATACGTATGCGGCAGAGCCTGAACCAACAGTTGTAACTAAATATAAACCATTTTCAGTTGCGTCTGTTTGATTTTTTAATAAAATTCTATCACTAGCAGTTGGTGTTGCACCATCTATTGATAATGCGCCATTTGATCCTGCAGTAATTGTACCTGCACCGTTATTGTATGTACCAGCAATGTTTGCTGTTGAAGCATACTTAACTGAAGCTTTTACGTCTAAACCATTTGCAACACTATCAACGTATGCTTTTGTAGCAGCGTCTTGTGCGCCAGATGGATCAGTTACGTTTACTATTCTACTTGAATTAACATCAACAGTACCAGAACCTTTTGGATCAAGTATAATGTTAATGTTTGTATCGTCACCAGCAGATCCTATTTTAACACCATCGCCTGTAGCAGAGTTTGTAACTTCTATTGCGTTAACGGCATTTGCAGTTTGTTGAAATAGTATTTGTTCGTTACCACTTGCGTCAGCAATAAAGCCATCGTCAGCAAATCTAGGTGTAGTTAATGTAGGACTTGTTAGTGTTTTATTTGTTAATGTTTCTGTTCCTGTTTTTGTAACAACAGTAGAGTCTATTGCAACTGTTAAAGTGTTACCAGAACCAGATGTATCAATACCAGTTCCTCCAGCAATTGTCATTGTTTCAGAATCTAAATCAATGTTTAATGCACCACCAGAGTCACCTTGAAAATCTAAATCTTGTGCTGTTACTTGTGAGTCAACATATGCTTTAATTGATTGTTGAGTGGCAAGTGCCGTTGCACTATCTGAAGCCATATTGTCTTCATCAGCAATTGCAGTAATACCATCAAGTAAATTTAATTCTGTTGCACTAGCGTCAATAGCAGCTAATTTAGTAAAGTCTGCTTGAACTAGACCAGTAACTCCGTCTAGTAAATTTAATTCAGCTGCAGTAGAAGTTACGGCAGCTAATTTTGTAAAGTCTGCCTGTACTAATCCAGAAACGCCATCTAGTAAGTTTAACTCTGTGGCAGTAGCAGTTAATGCTACGTCTTCGTTTATCTTAGGAGATGTTAAAGTTTTGTTTGTAAAAGTTTGTGTACCTGCTAAAGTAGCAACAGTAGCGTCTATAGCAAATGAAACTTGGTTGTTAGATACTGTTGAATCAATACCAGTACCACCAGCAAGTGTTAAAGTTTCGCCAGTGTTAAATGTATCGTCTGAACCACTATCAGCAGCAATTGTAAATTGACTTGACGCTGGAGCAGCAAACGATAGGTTACCAGAACCGTCTGTAGTTAATATATGACCACTAGAACCATCTGTACCAGGTAGAGTAAACGTTAAACTACTTGCAACACTATTGGGAGATTTAAGTGCTATAAAGTGTGAACCGTTATTAGTACCTTCGTTGAATTTTATTGTACCACCAACTGTAGCAGAATTACCTATTAGTAATTCGTCTATTGCTTTATTTGAATCTACTATTAAAGCAGATGAAGCTGTTAGTGTACCATGTGCGTGATCTAATAAAAGTTTATAATATTGACCACCGATTTCTATTGCGGCGTTTGATGTTGATGTATGATCTCCAATGAATAATCGTAGACCATTACCACCAGCGCCTGTACTGGCTGCTGATGTATCGTAAACGTAAGCAAGTTCCCCTTGCGCCAGACCTGACGGTGCCGATGATCCCGTGGTTCGTTTAATCTTTATAATTGTTGCCATTTAATTCTCCCTATTAAAATGTGCCACCGTTTAATACTAAATTACCACTTTCAGTTTTTATTTCAGTTCTCGTTACAAATTTTTTACTCGTATCATCATATTGAATCATTGCACCATCGTCTAGCGTTGCCGCATTTACATCACTCAATCCAGTAAGTTTATTAACGTTACTTTGAAGTTGAGCGACCGATGGTGAAGTTACAGAAACGTTTTTCGGTCCTGTAGTATTATTATTAATTGTAGCAGTTGTATTAGTACCTGTACTATACGTTGCAGTAATATTGTTTGACATTTTTACCTGTTAATACTGTGTTGTTATAACAATATTTATAATAATTAAGGTATCTAAATCAATTACAATTATGTATTATCTACTACTTTTTTTCTTTTTCAGCTTCTACTTTAGGTTCTGGTTTTTTAATCTCAATACCTAATTCGTTTGCGATAGCATTATCATAGTGAGCTTGTAAAATTGCAATCTTTTCTAACTCTAAAGATAGTTTAATTTTAGTTGCTTGTAGGTCTTGTCTAACTATAATAGAATTGTATGTTTTAGTTGACAAATCACTTCTTTTATAGTCTTTACCGTCTATAGTAAATGTTGGTTCTGTCGCAGGTGCTGTTGTTGAGTTGATATTTTCACTACTCATGTTGTATTTCTCCTAGTTATTATACGTTAGGTCTAGTTGTAATTAGACCTTCAATTATTCTTGTTACTGTTCCTGAAGAATCTGTTATGTCTAAATCATAAACATATCTTGCAGGCGCTTCTAAAGCAGCCGTTTGTGTTGCAGTTAGTGACATAGTAACATTTCCTGATGTTCTAGTACTATCAAACACAATAGTTAAATCTGTTCTCGTTCTTGTGGAACTATATCCCAAAGCCATCTTTGCAGTTGCCGTATAACCCGTTAAATCTAACGGATCTCCGCTGTTATCTTTTACGGTTACAGTTGAACTGAAAGTTGTACCTTGATCTATATTATAATTAGCTGTTGCTGCCATAGTAG